TCCGGGAGTCAGTCGTATATCTACTCCCTGACCCAGTACGACGACGGGACCGGGAATGCGATCTACGGCGGGACTCGCCCGAACGGCACACTATTGCGATGGGGAACATACACCGATCTGCTGAATGCATCGTTTCATACGGCCGTGTCGTACACTAATCCAATCACATTATCGTTCACCGACAATTCGACCGGATTACCGGCTGCGTGGAACTGGTCGTTGGCAGGTAATGTGTCGGACATCAGAAACGTATCATCTCCATTCGATTACGGCACATACCTCATAAATCTCACGGTGAATCGCGGCGATCTGTATTCGACAAGTCTTCGGACTATCGCACTACCGCTATCGCAGATCTCACCAGCAGGCCCGCTGACGATATGGTCTCCTCCGGGTCTCGCATTCCAGGACACAAGTACTGGCACCCCGACTACGTGGGACTGGAATTGGGGAGACGGCACGCATTGCTACACGGCCAGCTGCTATAAGCAGTGGTATGGACCGGGCACCTACAACGTCAGCCTGAACGCAAGCACCGCAACGGCATATTCGGTGAATTATACGACTGTGGTAGTACTAAAAGGATGGTGGGGGTAACCCTTGAAACAAGATCCCTCCCGACCAATTCGCACTCTTTTTACTCGCGAGTTTCTTGCGCTGATCCGGAACGCCAGGACAAAGGCTCTAGAAGAACTCCGGCCAATGCTGAAACAACGCGATCTTGAGATCTCCGAGATTGTGAAGATCCTAGAGCTTCTGAACTTCGCATACATCAACCAGCCGGCCCGAACGCTGATCCAACAGTACCTTTTACAGGCGTACAAGAGCGGGATCGACAACACGCATGACATTCTTCTAGCGCAGGTGAAACCTCGGGATCTCGCGGTTGAGATCGCGGTGAACTTCACCCGGCCGGATGAACGGGCGATTGCAAACCTTTCCGCAGTATCCCTTTCGGATCTTTCTGGGTTCACAGCGGAGATGAGCAAAAAGATCGTGCGGGACATTGTAGAAGCCGATAAGCAAGGCGCGGGGATCACGAAGTTCTCAGAGATCATCCAAAAGCATTACAACGGCATTGGGGCAACCCGGGCAGAAACCATCGCCAGGACAACCACGACCCAAGCCTATAACGGGGCGGCGTGGAGCCGCACGAAGGAATACGCACCGAATAAAAGATGGTTAGCAACCACTCATAGCGATCGTACCAGAGAATCCCACCTTGCTATGAATAATGTGGTCGTGCCTGTGGACGATGTTTTTAAGGTGCCTGCGTTCATGGCATCCAAGAATACTAGGGTCGAAGCATGTGAGATGATGTTTCCCGGCGACTCCTCATTGGGAGCGCCACCGGGTCAAATTATCCAGTGTAGATGTGCTCTCGCACCCTCGTTCAGAAAGGTATAAAGGCCGAAAACCCAACATAATTATATGAAAAAAATAGTTTTGGCCAATACCTTGGAAATCTTATTGGATGACGACGATTTTGAACGGTTGAGTGGTTTTCATTGGTTTTCGATTAAACACGGCAGAACGCATTACGCCACAAGAAAAACGTGCGCTCACGGAAGTAGAAAGAAAGATAACCGCAAAACTATTAGGATGCATAGGGAGATCCTTTCTCCATTACCAACAGAGGGAATAGATCACATTGACGGCAATGGGTTAAATAATCAAAAATCAAATTTGAGGGTTGCGACGCAAAGGGAAAACTCGCAAAATCGGCACGTTATAAAAAAGTACAGCCAATATACGGGAGTTTGTTGGAGTAAACAATCTAAAAAATGGCTGTCTTATATCACAATAAAAGGCAAGTTTAAATCTCTCGGTCTCTTTGAGAAAGAGATCGACGCCGCAACAATGTATAGGGTGACGTGCGCCGTCCTTTTCCCACCACACCATTAATTTTCAATGCCGTTGCGCTCTGGCTCCACGGTTTTTAAGAAAATAACATCCCCTCTTTTCCATCCCCCTATATAACCCTCTACCGTAAAACCCACTGATCAATGCCCTTATCAACAGCAGGACCGGGCCTTCAGGTACGGAAAGGCGGAAAACAACTCTTCGTATTTGACCTGAACGTCCTCGATGATTCAACGAGGAAAGTTTACGGACTGGCTACCGATCCTCAACTCGATCGGGAGAACGAAACCATCCTGAAGAAGGCAATCGAAAACGCATTGCCGAACTTCATGATGCTCCCGATCATGCATCTCGATCACACCGAACGTCCTGTCGGATGGTTCACAAAAGCAGAGTTCAGGGGGCAGGATCTTTATGTTGAAGCGTGCGTTAAGCCGACTTCAGACTGCGATGAGTTCTGGGCGGATGTCGTCAAGGCATCCCGGCTAGGTAAACCGTATCAGTTCAGCATTTACGGCGACCGTGTTGAATGCACACCCTCATGTGCGCTTGACCCAGCGGCCCGAAGTGAGCCCTGTATCACAAAGGCTCTGGCGCTGTACTCGATCTCGATCTGCCAGCCGGGATCCGCGATCAACCCGAACACATTTGCAGAGGTAATGAAGGCGATGAACATCAATCGCACGAACACGCAGAGGCCATGCAGGAAAGCCACGGACTCTGCATCAGGTATGATCCATCCGACAACGGACGGGAAGTATCCCAAAGAGGTTATGAAAACTATGCCGGAACCAGAAGACGAAAAGGAAAAGGGAAGCCAGCCGCCTATGGAAGACGTGAGCGACGGCCCCGAACTGGAGAACAAAGAACCGGAGGGCGGCGGGGATATGAAACCCGTGATCGAACTGCTCACGCAGATCGTTCAGCGGCTCCAGTCGCTTGAAAGCTCACTCGGGCTCTACAAGGCTGAAAAGCCGGACGATGAGGAGAAAGACGAGAAGAAACCCGATGATGAGGAAAAAGAGACCATGAAGTGCTCTGCAAAGAAGGCGGCAGTGATTGAGTCCGCAAAACTCGAATCAGTCACCATCACAAAGGCGGAACTCGGCAGACTCCAGAAAGCAGAGGCTCAGATCGCCACGCTCACCGCGGAACTTACGCAGATCAAGAAGAGCACCGCGAAAGGCCCGGAGATGATCGTCATCGATCCGTCAGAGATCAAGAAGTCGGCAACCGATGACCCGACCAAAGAACCGAATGAGAAATCGCTCGCTTCTGCGATGATAAGCGGATTCGGGAAATTCAGGTAATCAGGAGGAATACACAAAATGTCAGCAATCATCAAATCAACCGGGTACGGCGGAAACACCATTCCCGGAATGCAGATCGGCGTAAGTGAAAGCCGCCAGCGCTCTAAGATGTACTGGGGTAACGACATCGAAGAGGGGGAACAGATCTTCAACCTCCAAGCGGTCCAGAAGGCCCGTTTCGAGCACATGGTTGGAGCCATCGAGCAGGATCCCCGTGCAGCGGTAATGCTCCCGCTCATTGATCTGATCGATCCGGCAGATATCCGGAAGGCTGTGTTTGACAACACCTTCGGAATGGAGGGTTTCAGGCAGAAGGTGAAAAAGGCCCAGATGGACTTTGCCAGCGAACTTGACGCCCAGCTCAGGCCCTCGACTCTGGCAAAGGCAACCAGCACAAGCAGCGTCTCGAATCTCATGCACAACTACTCGGACGAGCAGGTTGTCATGCTGTTCAAGAAGATCTATCCCTTCCAGGCACTGATCCCGGTTGAGGCTAACCACGGTAAGATCGCCCAGTGGGATGCAATCACTGAAACCGGTACCGGCAAGCCGTTCTACGGTTCAGAAGATCCCTCAGTGACTGAATCGGATATGACCGACGCGATCCGGACCTCCACTTGTAAGATCGGGTACCACTTCATCCGCATCACCAAGATGGCGCGGGTTGCAGGGCAGACCCAGTATCCGGCCCGTGACCTGATGGCGATCCGCACTCTCGCAGCAAATGAGAGCATCCGGAACATGAGGGAGAGGTGCATGATAGGCGTCGAGCGTGATGTCACCAACATGACCCCGACCTACACCTCAGCAAGCTCTCTGGAACACGCCGGTATCTATGAGCTCATCACGAACAACACGGCAGCCTCGCTCACCCAGACCTACAGCGGCGGTGCGGCAACCCTCGACAAGATCAAGCCGTTCCTTGATGAGACGATCCGGCTTATGGTTCTCCACGGTCAGATCCCGACCTTTGCGGTCTGTGACTGGAAAACCTTCGCTATCATGGGTCGCGGCCTGAATGACTTCTGGAGAACTGAGCAGGTCAAGGCGACCGAGTTCGGGTTCGGCAAGATCGATATCATCACCCCTGTCGGGCAGATCCCGCTCGTGCCGATCCAGTTCATGCCGACCACAACCGGCAACTACGGCAGCATCATCCCGCTCAACTCCGCGATGCTTGCCCGCCGCGTCCTGTGGGGCGACACCTATGAAGAGCTCGGCAATCTGAACACATCGTACCGGGGCGTCATCTCGTTCTCCGAGACCCTGATCGACAAGTCAGACAGCAACGGGACCAACAGTTTACAGGGCGGAGTGCTCGGGATCACTCTCCCGTAAGGAGGAAAAGACATGGCAGCAGACGCAATACTCCCAAAACTTTTCAACCTGCAATTCAACATGGTTGAAGTGGGTGCGACAAAAGTCACCCAGAACGACTGGCTCAACCTGAGCAAAGCCGGCCTGTATATCAAAGGCATTGCCGGCGCGATCCTGAACACCTGTTCAAACGCGGCAAATGTGGCTGAAACATGGACCTATGGAACGCTGACGATCAACAACAGCGGGACCGCATATACCGCAACCGACACCACGATTGCAGTTAACTCGGGGCTTTATGGCACTGGCACCAATCCTCGTGTAGTTCCGTACTACATCCGGACTGCAAGCGGCGAAATCCTCGAAGTAACTGCCGATTCACTCCCGCTCACCGCAGCCAGTACGCTGACCGTCCATCGGGGATGCCTCGGTACCACTGCAAGCGCAACCGGACTGGCAAACACTAACGTGGTTCACATCCTGAACCAGATCATCCTGACCAGTTCCACGGTTGGACCGGTCCAGGGCGTTATCTTCCCAATGCCGGACGCTGCGACACCGTTCGCGTGAGGTGGGAGACATGGCAAGCCAGTCTCCCCATTTTTGGCTGAAGGCAGATGACGGGAACAGCATCGCGCTTGATCCCAAGATCAAAGATGGTCTCACAGTCCCGGCACTCTCCATCTCAGTGAACTCAACCGGTCTGAAAACGATCGGGGCGGCCCAGACATTGAGCGCAACCGGGACGTACGTGCCCTTCCAGCAGTACCTTTCGGTGGCAGCGGATGCCGCCGATAGTACTGTCGGGACCGCATACCTCAAAGTAGTGACCGCCGCAAACATGGCTGGCCAGATCGCCAACCTCATGGTCCGAGTCACCCTTTCGCATAACGTCTTTGACGCGTACGGGGTACAGAGTCATCTGGTATTCGGCACCAGCAGCACGATCTCAACTACCGATGCAAACGCCCATCTGACCGCAATCAGCGGCAAAGTCACCTGTGCTTCAAACACTGTCTCAAAGGGGTGGGTCACAGCCGGTCTCTTCATCTGGGAAGGTGCCGGTACCATCACGCAGATGGGGCATGTTGTCAGCATCGTGAACGAGGCAGGATCAACCGGTGCACAGTCGATGCTCCACCTCAACGATGATGTCGGGACCGTCCCGTACTTCTCGTTCGCGGGTGCAGATGGCGATGGAAAAGGCATCTATACCGGTGCAGTTCCCGACACCCTGGAAGGTTCAATCACCTGTCTGATCAATGGGACCGCTCACTATATCCCGGTCTACACGAACCAGCACGCGTGAGGTAAACCATGAGAAAAATCAACCTCGATCCCTATGAGGCGGAAATTGAGACGGCAGAAGGGCCAAAAAAGGCACCGTATGATGTTAGGATGTCTCTCTCAAACCTCCTTTTCAACCCCGGCCTGAAACTGAACTCCCGCGATCTGCTCGACAATGATCGGTTATCCCAGAAGATCCTGAAAGCCGAATCAGCGATCTTACTCGAAGAGTCCGAGTACAAGCGCCTAAAGTCAGCCGTCGAAGGGTTCAATGGATTCACAAAGACCGATGTCGAACTCGTCCGTCGGGTTCTTGAAGCCCCGGAAGTACCGGTGAAAGAGGGGTGAGGTAATTGGTTTACCTCACTCAGGAAGATGTCGAAGCATCCGGGGCGGGTTATGGGTACGCTGACCTGAAGCAGGCCGGCACCGCAATGAACGCCCAGCAGTGGCAGCGGTTCTGTGACCAACTGATCGACAGCATCACGGCAGCGATCAACTCTTACTGTAAGGTCACATCCTTTGAGCAGGCGACGTATACTGAGTACCACAACGGGCGCGGTGCGACCGGGGATCTCGGGGAGTACACCGAGCGTGACCGGATCTTCATGATCCGGCAACAGCCGGTAAACTCCATCACGTCCGTCTCTGAGGATATCGCCTCATCGGTTGACGCTCCGAGCTGGGAAGCCCGGGTCCAGCGTGCTGCAGGAATCACCGCGGGGACCGCAGATTACCGGCTCGTTGTCCGCGGCACGCTCTCTTATCTCAGGTTCGATCAGAACGTCCCGGCCCGCGGCAATGGCAACCTGAAGATCGTGTATGTCGCCGGGTATGATCCGGATTCCGCACAGCTCGACGCGATCCGGATGATCGCACAGCAGATCTCTGATAATTTCCTTGCAAAGAAAAAGGCCCTGCAGGAAGCAAGCGCCGCCCGGACGATCGGAACGAAGGATTCCGTTGACATGTTCAAGGTCCAGGCGCCGGATGTGTTCACACCGGATATCAAAATGCAGTTGGACAACTTCAAGCGAACCCGGGCCATGGGTCCGGCATGGAGGTAAGAATTGACAGCAAAAGATGCCGAAACGAGCGATCATGATCTTCTGATCAGACTGGATGAGAAAATGGATGCTATGCTGAAACGGCTGGAAAAAGGCGATGCATGTATGGAAGACCATGAAAAGCGGCTCGGCGTTCTCGAATCCTTCCAAAACACCCTTCTGGCTTTTGCCGGTGTCGTCTCGCTTGTGGTATCGATTGCCGGATCGTGGGTACTCTCTCACTTCAAGGTGGCATGATGGAAGACAAGAAGATACTCAAAGGAATCGTAACCGGCACCTTCTCTATGGAAGAGCTGCAGGAAAGAATCCTTGATATCTTCATGGCTGAGATCTCGGCAGAGATCATGAAAGGTACTCCGGTTGATAGCGGGTATATGCGGCAGCACTGGCACGAGCGGAAACTTAACCGGACTCAGATCGAGTTTGCCAACAACACCGCATACCTCCCGTTTCACATCACTGGAACCGGTCTCTACGGTCCAAAACACCAGATGATCTGTGCGAAGGGCATGAGCAAACGAAACCCAAAACATCCGCATGTCATGGCGTGGAAGCCGCAAGGCAGCAGTAAAATGATCTTCCGGCGTTGCATTAGAGGGATGCGCCCGAATTCCTTCATCGAAGATGGGATCGAGGCGGGTATTGCAAAAGGTTGTACGGGGGTAATGGAGATGTTCAGCGGGGCGGACAATGTCGTCGAGTGACCAGATCAACTGTATCATCGATGCGGTCATAGCCCGGATCACTACGAATCTCGTTGCCCTTGGACTGTCAAGGATTACCGAGCGGGACGAAGATCCGACGTACATCGAACCCCCGGAAGCCTATGCAATCCCGTTCGTTGAGGGACGGGATACGATCCAGATCTACAGCAACGGCGAAGAGCATACCTATCCTCTGCACCTCATCGGGTTCTACAAGTGCGCTGATATCACGTCCGGCATCCGGCCAACCCGCGATTACGGCCTTGCCGCGCTCGATCTGTTCATCAGGTCGAACGCAACCGTGCGGAGCACTTCGGTACTCGGTGTGTTGTGCGGGGGGGAAATCGCCAATGCCTCGCTGGAAGTGGGGTATTGGAGAAATGGAGACTACATTATGCATTACTGGACTTTGAACATGCAGGTAAAACAGGTGATTTAATTATGGCAGCAGTGGCAACACCAGATACTTTCTGGGGAAACGTGGGGATCCTCACGATTGATGCAGGATCTCCGTGCGCCGTCTTCAAGGGCATTGAAATTACGCCTAAGTACGATGTCGCAAAACTGTACGGCGGGGGGAGTATCTTCTGGGCGGCGCTCGCAAAACACACGTTCCGCGTAGAGGTCAAGATCAAGACGGCGAAGTTCGACACGATTGTCGGGACGGCATTTCAGTATTCCTGTCTCAATCCGACAACCAACGACGGCACCGTGGCGGATACCAACACCGTGAAAACGTTCACCGTAGTGGCAACGGCGACCGGGGCGCTCGGAACGATCTGTAAGCAGACAGTTACCGAAGTGTACTTCGAGAGTGTCCCGATGGGGCTCCCTGAGAATGACTGGTGGACTCCGGAGTTTTCCGGTGAGGGTAAGACCTGCGTATTCGCAAACTCGTGAGGCAATCTGAAATGACACTCGATCCCACAAAAGAACTAGCAGACCGCGATGAGTTTGAGAAAAAGCAGGCAGCCGATCACATGGCAATGGAGGCCCTGATCCGGTCCTCAAACGAAAAGTCGTTGACCGTGGAGCACAACGGTATCAGCATCCGCATCAGATCGGCCCTACCGGCGCCGGCCCGGCGCGAAGCCTTGGCACTGGCCCGGAAGTACAAAGGTATTGATGTCGCCAAGCTGAAGCGCGGGCAGATGAACATGGTGGATCTGCCGGATGACTTCATTGAGGAGAGTCTGGCGCAGCTCTACAAATCCCTCGCGGCGCTCTGCATTGATGCCCCGTACAACCTCCCAGAATCGTGGAAGTACTACGATGAAAAGACCGGAGAAGCGGAACTGGTCTATCAGAAGGCCGAAGTGGTCATGGAGGAAGCGCACAAAGCCGCGATATCCTTTCGCAAAGAGCCCTCGGGGCCAAGCACTGATTGAACTGTGTCTCGCGCTGAAATGCAAACCCTCTGAACTTGATACCGATCCAATTGAAGAGGTGTTTTTGGTGACAGGTATTGGAGAACGACAACGGAAAATGAACGGAGCGGGATTACCAAATGCCGGAAACTAATTACAACGTCAAAGTCCTTGTCGATGTGCAGGGTAAAAAGGTAATGGACGCACTCGCGGGAGGCGGGGGATACGCTAGCGGGGGTTCCAATAAGACCGGTCCAAAATCTCTTTCAGGTGGTATCGGGGCGGCATCCGATAAGCTCATGAAGGGAGATATCGGATCGGTTTTCTCTACCCTGACGAAATCCGTTACCGGGCTTGCCGCTGTGATGGGCGTTGGCGTTGGCGTGCTCCTGATGGCTGTCGGGAACTCCAAGATCCTTAACACAGTATTTGGCACTATCGGAAAGATGCTCGGCTTTCTAATGGACGTGATCCTGCTCCCACTCATGCCGATTTTCATACTGCTGGTACGTTGGCTCTATATGCTGATCATCCAGTTCCGGAACTTCACGAAAAATCTGTCGCTGAAATCGCTTCTGGAGTTCGGGTTTCTGATCAATCCAATCACAGGAGTACCGGCATGGACTATGAAACTGCTCCAGTGGGCGCTCGGTGAGGGGAATATGCAGACCGTGATTAATTTCACGCTCGGAGTCGTTCAGGGCCTCGGGGGTTGGCTCTGGGATGTTGCGAAGTGGATATTCTTCGGCACCGTGAAAGCGGTGAACTCCGTGATCAGCTTCGCGCTCTCGGTGGGATCGATGTTCACCGGGTTCCTTGCAGGTGTTGCATCGTTCGGTCTCAGTATCCTGCAATGGCTCTGGGGGTATGGTCAGGGCCCGGCAATATCGCAGATTGCAATCTCCTTCATCGCTAATCCGGTGGGGTGGATCTGGTCGTTCATCCAGTCGCTTTGGAGCGGCGGAAAGAGCCTCTATAACATCGCGGCGGGATCTCTCGGGCTCCCGAAACTGGATACCGGCGGCACTGTCATGGAGACCGGTATCGCTGTTGTGCACAAGGGAGAGACCTACAGCGGAGTGAACGGCAACGGGCAGGCAGGAGCAGGATCCGGAAAGGGCGATACGTACAATTTCAACAACTACGGGCAGACCAAGACGGAGTATGAGCTGTTCCTGCGGTTCATGGATCTGATGAGACAGAAAGGAAAGGGGCTCACATTATGACGTATTCATGCACGCTCGCAAACCAAGCCGGGACCGTATCGGTTGACTTCGCAGGAACCTATGAGGGGGGGTCCGGTCCTCAATATTCCTACGTGAACGAAGTCGCCATCCTTGAAGTGCCAGCAGATGCCACCGGCAACACACAGGCAACGGCGATGGACCTGAAATACACACAGGAGAGTGTCAGTATCAGGGGGCAGTTCAAAGACGGCATCGGGGCGGGGGATTGGACGACTCCCGGATCGACCAAGTTTGAAAAACTGCTGAAACTGGCAAAGGTGGAGGTCCTGCCGCTGGTCCTCACATGGCCGGCATCCACAAAAACGTGGTATTGCGTCGTCACCCGGTTGACCGTGGGGGAGCAGGGCGGGAGAATTGAGGTATCGTATGATATCAACCTCAGGATCGTGGCGAACGCATGACGCTGACCGTTGATTTTGATTCCCTCCCGCGTACGTTTTACATGCCGACCGGGGGCAGCGTAGTGGTCCGGTTTATCGATAAATCCGTGACCACAAACGGCGTGGTTAATTCGTGGGCGTGGACCTTTGGGGATACCGGCACTGCAACCACTCAAAACCCGTCGCACACGTACACCGCAGCCGGAACCTATGACGTATCGCTGACATGCAATGATTCCGGAGGGACCGGGGCAACTGCCGTAACAAAGACCGCGTGGATCAAGATTGAAGCCGGTACTTTCACACCCCCGGCCCAGAATACCGCGTTCAGGAACATCACGATCTTTGTCTATGAGCGATCGAGCGAGACCGCGCCAAAGGGCACCTGCATCTGCCGGGCGAAAACAGCGGCGTGCAACCTGTTCTTTACGAACTTGCAAGTCCAAGGATACATTACGAAGGCCGGGAAGGCTACGTTTGATGTCACCAACGCGGGCGGAGGGACAGCGGACGAAATCGACCTATTTGAGTCCGGCACCGTGGGAAGGTACAAGAACGTCGCCATTATTGCCGGGTATGATGTGATCTGGTCCGGCAAGATGACCATCGCCAACAAAGAGTTGATGAGCCAGCCGGGCACCACTCCGCAAAAGGCTACGTATCATTGCGAAGCGTATTCCGACATCAAGAAACTCGCGGATTGGAATATTATTGCGGCAAATCAAACCTCACAAGTAGGGAAGTCGGCCGGGCAACTCGCTGCATTGATCTGTGCTACAAACACCGGAGAGCCGGACTTCATCGGGACGCGCGGGGGTTTTATCGACCCGTCCGGCGCTGCGCTTCAGATGACGCTTTCTGACACCGATAAACTCACGGCATTCTCTTCGCTTACCGGTGCCACGGATTACGACTGGCGCACCCGCATGGAGACAATGTTGTTCCAGTACGCGACGTTTAACGGAACAAACCTCACCACGATCACGAGCGCCGGGCTTACGACCAATGCGCTGGTCGGATCGTGGATCTTATTCCCCACTGAAAATTATCTCCTCTCGGGCACATCAACCCCGAATTATTCCGGGGTGCTCGCGTGGGGCAGGATAACAGCCAATGATGCGACAACGATCACCGCTGCCGTAAGTGGTGCCGCTACGGTGCCACTTGCCACCGATAAATGCCTGATCGTGCAGGTTCCGCGCTTGGACTTCTCCAGCGATCTTGCAGAGACAACCGCAGTCCGATCGTTCACGAATAATCTCAATGTGGTGAAATTCACGAACTCGGATAATAAGGACGATCTTTTTACCAAGGTGACGGTGAAGGGGAAGGATATGTACACTGGTAAAACCGAGTCTGTAGCTCTAGCGGCAGTCACCCCCTTTGACTCAGCAAAGGGCCTTTTTGAGCATACCACGGTTATTACCTACAAAACAATGGGGTATGTGCACAGTACGCAGGACGATGTCGATGCATCAACAAGTTATATTTTCCTGAAGGGGTGGGGATGGGCATTGCCCAATATCTCATCATTTGACTCGGTGAACTATATTTTGCAAGTCGAACCGACAACAGGTGGAAGTATTGCAAGCGGGGGTCAGTTCAAAAGCCCAGTAGAATTGATCAAAAATGGGGAGAACGTAACGAGGATTACCTATAATTTTCCCGTAATTTCCACATTGTTTCAGGATAACGATATTGCATTCTACGCTTACAATATTACCGGAGTATATTTCGGGTTAAAGATCTATGTGAAATCCTATACGGATATTGGGTGGAGTGCCGGTCTCGCAGCAGCACAACCCGATCTAAATATTGGTGGAGAGACTGGACACCATCCCCCGGCAACGGAAACGGTGTGCGCAGGGACAGATGCGGTTTATGGCGATTTTATACAGCTCGCTCTCCCTATTGGATCGACTATTCCTTACCCTCACTATCCGGGGTGCCTGATATGGGAGAGTGACTATTACGACGAGTCCTCTCCAGAAAGTGGTTCAGCAGTCGCAACAAACGGGATCATCGCAAAGCTGGTTCAATCAGATGCTGATACATCAAAAGCAGATTTCGACGTGCTGGTATGCAACACACTTATTCAAGGATCTCAATATTATCAAAAGTCCACCTTGCAAGTATCTTACTACCAATTTACTGCCAACCGCGTTCGTGACGGCGTTCAGGTGACCGGTCCTGCAATGATCCGTGAAGGACAAAGGATCTCCATTGTACCGTCAACTGGAGTTACTGCAATTAGTAGGCAGGTCATCGGGTGGGAATTTGACGCATCAACGATGACGTTTAAATTAACCCTCGGCGACTACATCAAGGACATATGGAATTCTATGGATAAAAATACTTCAGCCACACAAAAAGCATTAATATAAGGTACGCTTATTTTTTACCAATGGGAGAAATCCGTAATTCTTGGGATTACCAGATTATTCTACCGCTCGTTTTGTCATATCTCAAAGATCGTGCATGGCCGGTATCGGTTTCCAGCACCGTGATCCAAGATCATATTGAGGTATTGCCGGAGATCGGGAGCCGCAGGATCGTCAGGATCGAATGGGACATTGCGCACGCCCTCAACGATTGCGGGTACCGGCGTGTTTCCAACACAGGAAAGGGGTTTATTAAAACATCTCTGGGTATTCAGACTGTGCCAGATCCGGCAGCATTCCGGGAACTACGGGAAATATCGGTTTAAAAAAGTTAATTCTTAATTTTTATCTCATAAAATGACACGTTCCTATCGTAAATAGGCCAAAGATCAATTTTGCCTTCAGTAGTGATTGGCATTAGATCATCGTGAATTGCCTGAGTACCTGAGTACGTCTGAACGTTGATCTCTACCGGCTGCACCTTCTGCCACCCCGCCCCAATAATCACACCTGCGAGCAATGCAACGACCAGAGCCGCTGCAACCAAAACCCTCATTCTGTTTTGCATGGTTACTTGATTGGGCACGGCACATATATAATTGTTACTGTTCAAGCGCACTTTAAGTATACTTTATATAGTAATACAGCCTAAATATAGGTATGGCACAGAAGAAGTGTGACTATCTCAAAGAGGATGCAAATCCACCATGCACTGCCACAAAGGAACAATGCCCGAAGTCCCGGTCAAAGTGCCGGCTCAGTATGCTCTGCTATAAGGTTCCGGTGAAACCATGACCCGTGCAATCATCACAGAGGAGCCCATAGCGCCGATCATCGATGCGGAGCAGACACAGAGCATCGCCCGGGAAAACCATGAATGCGTGAAGATGATCTATGATCGGGATATCACGGGGCAGAACGGAAGGAGCATCGGGATATGTGCATTCACTGGCTACGGTAGCGACATCCACGCGGCCCTATTAACCGCTCGGTTTGACGGCGGATCGTTCGGCTATCATATGTCTCTTGATGATGCGAAGGGACTCCGGGACGCACTGACAGAAGCGATTAAGGCACGGGAAGCGGCGGTGCAGTGATGGACGCACGAGCAGAACAAAAGAGTCTCGCAGACTGCCCGCTCCCTAAAGTGGTCATCATCAACCCGCTCACCCGCGTATGGGATATTGACGGGCAGATCGCACTATTGCAGGACCAGATCGCGGATCTCATGCAGAAGCGCACCGAGGCGCTTGACTACGCAATCAAGGAGCAGATCGCAGAGGATGAGAACTGCCGGCTAGATACCAAGTTAAAGCGGTTCCGGACGCTGAATGTCGAACGGTTCCGCGAGATCTTCCCGGAGCAGTACCGGATGGCCTGTGAGCTGGAACGTTCCGAAAAGATGGAGGCGTTGAACCACGTCGGGGAGAAGATCCCGCTCGGGCTTGCTGACAAGCTCGTGAAGAAAGCGTCACTGGATGCAGCACAGGGCGTTGTCAGTGTCAAAGAGGCTCGGTCTTATGAGGTGGTGCGGAAATGACTGACGCTCCAGTGAACAAAGGCATCCTCACCGACAAGGAAGCCGCCGGTTTCTCCGGCTGTAGAATCCTTGTGGATGGGCAGCAACAGGATCAACCGTTCACCGTCCAGAAACAAGCGCAGCCATACCTCGATGCCCTCCAGAAGAAGACACGGGTATGCTTCACCACTCAGGACCGGAAGATCAGCAAGATCTGGGGGGAAAAACCGGCAACCGAAGCGCAGAAGCAGATCGACAAGGAGAACGCCGCAGGGGATGCACGGAAAGCCGCAAACGATGCGTATGTCAAAGAGCTGGCAGGCACACCGAAAGACCAAGCAGAAGCAAATACCAAGATCGTGCAAGGGCAGATCATCGCCATTGATCAGGGAACGCACACCATTGAGGTCAAGGACAAAGCAGGCGTGCGGCACCCTATGATGTGGGCCGGCCCGCTGAATGACAGTATGGCCAGGCTGAAGCAGTGGTTCTTTGTCTCAATCAGCGCTGAGAAGTCCGGAGAATACTGGCGGATCATTGATCAAACGTATTTCAAGAGGCCGGAGGACTGGCCGGTACATGGAGGGGGATCTGGAGGATGGAAAGGACAACCACGGAACGAGCGGATCATAGTGCTGCAATCAACGCTGAAGGTATGCGCCGAAGTATGGACGCACACGCACATGAAAATTGATGATCTGGATTTTGAGCGAGGGATGGATGAGATTGTAGCCCGAGCCATCAAAGACACGGACACGCTGATGAAAGCCGGGGTGCCGTGATGCGGAATATCTCGTTCACCGCCACCATCCCCCAATTCCGGGCCCGGCAAAAGCACCGCACGCG